TGAACGCAACGGAAAGCGGCCCCATGCGGGCCGTTTCTAGGTGTGTTTACACCAAAACCGAAACCCTTAAACAATGGAGTCAATCATGGGTATTCAATCAAACATTCTGTCATTTAATCAATCAACCGGCGCAATCTTTCCAGCATTGGAAAAATGCGATTTTCACGCAAAACATGCACCGGCCTTTTTCGACGTTTCCGACCCATACGTTTCATATGAACAAGATTTGCGGGCCGTGCCCGATCACATCGCAAAGATCATTTACCGGACCGACACCGGCCAAGCTTTGGGACGGACCGGTAACCGGTATGGCATTGTGCAAAATGCAGCATTGCAGGAACAAATGGTGCAAAGCTTAGAGCAAACCTTGCCTTCGGAATATTTGAAGGGAATTGAGCTGGAAGAAAACACAAGCGGGAACGGGGCCTTTTGCAAGTTCACTTATACGTTCCCCAATGCTGCTGAACCAATCAGACAATTGCGTGACTCAACCGGTTATCAATCGGATCGATATGGTCAACACCACAAAGAAACATGGTTGAACCTTGCCTTTTCGGTGATCAATAGTTTTGACGGATCGACCCCTGCAATCTTCAAGGCAGAAGTAAGAGACGTTTCCTGCCTCAATAGCTTGACGACCGGCTTTTTTGACACGTCAAAGCAAAGACACACCGCAAAAATCGACGCTGGCCGGTTTGCTAATTTTATTGAGCAGCAAGCCACAAATTACAAAAAACGCATTGAGATTTGGCAGGCATGGGCTGGCCGGTCGATCACACCGGAACAGGCCGAAACATGCTTAAAAGAGGCGGGGCTTTCCCTTCGACTAACAAGGGGCCTGATGGAACAATTCGAGACGGAAGCGGCACAACGGGGCCGGTCGTTTTGGGCCTTGAGTAGCTGTCTCACCTTTTGGGCTTCACATTCAAGTGAACGGTTTACCGTCAAGGGTTCAGCTAAAAAGGACAATATAGCCGAAACCCTCAACGCAAGATCCAATCGGGTTAATCAGGTTATTGCATCCCCTGCCTTTCAAGCTTTGGCCGCTTGATATGGGGGAAGTAAACCACCGATTTGCGGGGCCGTATTTTGTCATTAATAAAAAGAATAATACGGCCCTTGAAGCGCATAGAAGCTTGGCTAGTGCGTTTAAATCTTGCTCGACCCTAAACGACCACGAAAAGGCAAATCGACGCCCGCCGGTTTATTTGGTCGAAGTAAGAGAAGAACCGGATTTATGACGGAAAGCGGCCCCAAAACAACGGGGCCGTTTTTAGGTGTAAATCCGCACCAATTGGCAATTTAACAATGGAGTCAAAAATGCCTTATTTAACGAAGAAAACCCTTAAAACTCTACTTAATGCGCATGTGCGTTTCTGCGAGTCTATAGACAAACATGAGTCAATCACAGAATTGACAGGCAAAGAAAAAGAAGATGCGTATTTTACGCAAGCAATGATTGTTTCTAGATATTTGGAAGCTTGTCAAAACGCTGATTTTTATTGTTTTTATGACGGTAAACCAAAGCAACAGGCCTATTCAGAATTGCATAAATTTTTAAGCAATCTGGAGGAATTGGCAGGCTCCAAAGGGGCCTTCACTAACCGGCATGAAACCCCAAAGGCACCTAATCAATTTGCCAAAAGAGGGAAACCGGCAAAGATCAAAGGCAAGCGGCTAGAATTGCTTAAGAGCATTCTAGAACGCAAGGCCAAAGGTGAAGGGAACGCAAAGCAATTGACCAATAAACAATTGTGCAAAGCTTTTGAGATTTGCATGGCGACCCTCTACAAAATCCGCAACGGAAAAGAGGCCTATAAATGATTCCTGAATTGACGGATTGCGGCAATTGCTCAGGGCTTGGGGAAGTGACTCAAGCCCTTTCCGCAAATGATCCAGAAGGGCCTTTTGTGGCTTGTCCTGATTGCTCAGGGGAAGGCACCGTAGAAAGGCCTTTGATCGATCAAGAGGCCAGACTCTACGTTCTGGCCCTTCACCGGCTAGAAGGCCTTCTAATCGACGGAGTCGACCGGTTTGGGGCAAGTGATTTTCAAGAGGCAATCGACCAAATGAAAACCCTCTTTGATCACTACCGAACCTTGAATCTTACCGCAGCCGTAAAACCGGCATATGATTTTTCGGAAGGGCTTTTCCAATGGTCGGAATAAAGACAAAAGAGGCGGCTCAACAGGGCCGTCCCTTGTTCCCTTACAAGGTTCGAAGGGTCGAAGACATGGGGCCAAATGAAAGGGTTCTCAAAGACTCGACCAATAAGAAATTGGGCAAAGTGATCCGCAAAGGGGTTTGGAAAGGTTACCGGATCAAAAGCCTGACATTAGCAGAACGCACCACTTGTCCGACCTATTGCATCCATTGGGTTGATTGCTTTGGCAATAACATGCGTTATGCGACCCGATATGAGGCGGGACCAGCATTAGAAATGCAAATCAATTCTGAGCTATCGGCCCTTGATCGAAAGGGTGAACCCTTCGCCCTTCGATTGCATGTGTTAGGTGACTTCTACTCTATCCAATACATTGACCAATGGCATCAGCATTTATTGAGATATCAGGCTTTGCATGTCTTCGGGTTCACGGCCCTACGCAAGGACTCAGTAATGGGTCGAGCCATCGACGCAATCAAGACAAGGTTTCCCGACCGGTTCAGGGTGCGTTGGTCAGGCCAGCCTTGGATCACTGACTCGGCCCTGTCACTTGACGACCCCTTGACCGACCGGTTGATTGATCAAGGGGACGCAATCGCTTGTCCTGAACAAGAGGGCAAAACGGAGTCTTGTGCCTCTTGTGCCTTGTGCTGGCATGAAACCACCAAAGCAATCGCCTTTGCGACCCACTAAAACGGGCCGCAGAGTGTACCTAAACCAAAGGCGAAAGGGGTCGCCATGCCTCTTTTGCTTTTGGCTCTTGTACGGGCCTCTTTTGGGCCTGTCTGACAAATTGGGTTTTACTTGTTTTGTCATGGTCTTATCTTTTGTTCTGTGATCACAAATGGCCGGTCGATCTTTCCAACGTGATCACAAAGGGAAACCATAGGGCTTGCCACAGGCCCCTTCGACCGGTCGTTTTTTCTTGCGTTTACAAAGCATTCGTGCATGGGACCCTTGAAAAAACCGGCAAGTGATTCGTTTCGGCCCTTTTACCACCCATATTGACAACATAAAAAATTTAGTTGCCGTTAGGTATAGTACACGTTAGGGTTGTACATGCGGAACAACTACAGTACACACAGTGTACAAATTGTCGCACCTACTAAATTAACTATTGACACGAATCACTTCTGTCCTTATACTATAGTATATACTATAGAACAGGCAGGGTAAAAAAAAAAAACCCTGCCAAAACAATAGAACTATACTATAGTATAGAGAAAAGACAACTTATTTGTCATTCTACTCATTTTTTACTTGACAAATTGTCTTCTTTGTGTCACAATACGAATCAGAGGACAAAACCGTCCGAACCTTCACACAACATAATGTATAAGAGGAAGACGAGGGACGTTGATTTGTCCTCGCTTAATATAAGATGCCCTTACCGTCATTACCATATAGTGCTGTGATAGCTAAGAAAGTGCGAGAAGGTATTCGCAGTGGCGTAGCTGTCAAAGACATTTTGTCATCCATACAGAAGTATCAGAATGCTCCCTCTAGCACAGCTACGTTCTATAAGCTCTATGGAGAAGACATAGCAGAAGAGAAAGCCTCTATTGTAGGGGCTGTAGGTTCTGTTGTCATCCAGCAAGCGTTAGACGGTGACTTTAAAGCTGCTGAACTATTCCTACGGAGTAAGGGCGGCTGGTCACCTACACAGACGCAGGTAGAGGTAGAGGGCACAGAGGACGCTGACACTGATGAAAGTGCCATTGATGCTCTGATGAACCTGTTAGGAAAGAGTAGTGATAACAGCACAGACTCTTAGAGAGTTACCCGACTCTGAAGTTGCATCAGTATTACAACAATTAGGCCCAAAGAAGACTGAAGAGCTACAGCATGACTGGAACTTCTGGGCTAGGCCTGAACAGTTAGAGCCAGAGGGTATATGGAATGTTTGGGTTGCACTTGCTGGTCGTGGCTGGGGTAAGACCCGTGCTGGAGCCGAATGGGTCAGACACAGGATCAAGAAGGGCGATAAGATTGTCCACTGTGTTGCACCTACTAAAGGTGATGTTCGCAGGGTTATGGTTGAGGGTGATAGTGGCTTACTCAATGTCTGTTGGAAGGGTGACAAGACATATAGGGGAAAACACATTGGTTTCCCTGTATGGTCCCCCACGAACAATACTCTTACATGGGAGAATGGCTCAAAAGCAGTCTTCTTCTCAGCGGAAGACCCAGAACGACTAAGGGGACCGCAAGCTTATTCCGCATGGACTGATGAGTTATGTGCTTGGAACAATGCACAAGCAACATGGGACATGTTACAGTTTGGTTTACGTCTAGGCAAAAGACCCCAAGTCTTTGTCACCACCACACCTAAGACAACCAAGCTAATCCGAAATATACTCGCAGACGACAAGACGATCATTAGCAAAGGGAGTACCTATGATAATGCAGCCAATCTAGCCGATACCTTCTTAGAGGCAGTAAAGAAGACGTATGAGGGAACAAGGTTAGGTAGACAAGAACTATATGCAGAAATACTTGATGAAGCATCTGGCGCATTATGGAATAGACAACAACTTGCTAAGTGTGAGATAGACAAGGATGACGTACCATCTCTTAATAGGGTGGTTGTTTCTATCGATCCAGCTATCACATCAAATGTAGAAAGTGATATGACTGGTATTGTAGTGGCCGGTATTGATGTCAACGGAATAGCTTACGCTTTAGAAGACCACACTGCAAGATACACACCGCAACAATGGGCAGCAAAAGCCTCCGAACTCTATCACACTCACTCAGCAGATAGAATTGTAGCGGAAAGAAACCAAGGTGGTGACATGGTTCGTCATACCTTACAGACAGAAGATCCGACATTACCCATTAAGCTCGTACATGCATCCAGAGGGAAGATGGCACGGGCTGAACCAGTTTCTGCTCTTTACGAACAAGGAAAAGTAAAACACGTAAAGGGCCTTAATGAATTAGAAGATCAGATGGTACAGTGGGAACCTCTAGGGTCCACAGGCTCACCAGACCGTCTTGATGCTTTAGTTTGGGCTATAACGGACCTATCACTCAATGGCTACGCAAAACCTACGCTTAAACTAGCGTATAGTAGCGCCAAGGGACTAAGATAATGGTTAAGAAGCTCTCAGAGACAGAGGCCAAGAAGATATTAGGTGTAGCGGGTGACAACACCTACAATGGTCAGATACGGGCTGATGAGTTTCTACCTGAGTTGCGTGGCAAGAAAGCTATACGCAAGTACCGTGAGATGAGAGATAACGACAGTACTATCGGTGCTGTCATGTATGCTACTGAACAAGTCCTTCGTGATGTCGATTTAAAGGTGATGCCAGCTAATGATAGTGCAGAAGCTAAGAAAGAAGCTGAGTTCGTTGAGTCTGTACTTGATGATATGGACCATACCCTTGATGACCATATTGCTGAGTCCTTATCGAATTTGTCGTATGGCTTTGCTTGGTTTGAAGTCATCTATAAAAGACGTAATGGCCCTACTGAAAGAAGTGATAAGAAGCGTTCTAAGTACTCTGATGGCCGTATGGGTGTACGGAAGATTGCTATTCGTGCGCCTTGGACAATCTCTAGGTTTGATGTAGATCAGCAGACTGGTGATGTTAAAGGTATTTATCAGGACGGGTCGGGCTATAACAACTCTAATTATATACCTACTCGTAAAAGTCTGTACTACCGCACGACAACGATTAATGGTGACCCTGCTGGTAGGTCTATTCTTCGCAATGCTTATACTTCTTATGAATATGTCAATAACCTACAGTCTATTGAGGCTATAGCAGTTGAGAGGGAACTTGCTGGTATCCCTGTTGCTCGTATTCCTGCTGAGTACTTGTCAGGGGATGCAACAGCCACACAGTCTGGATTTGTCAATAACCTGCAATCTATTCTCAGGGATGTCAAGTTCAATGAGCAAGGATACATTATTCTGCCTTCCGACACCTATCCCGATAAAGACGGAGCGCCTACCAACCAGAAGCTGGTAGATGTTGAGCTTATGTCTTCTAGTGGTAGCCGTAATATTGACATTGATCCTATTGTAAGACGTTACCAGCATGATATTGCTCGTAGTGTTCTTTCTGAGTTTCTTATGCTTGGTGGTGGTAACACTGGCTCTTACGCCCTCTCCAAGAGTAAGACAGACCTGTTCCTTCGTGCATTAGAGAGTTATATCCAAGCTATTGTTGATGTCCTCAATAAACAGCTTGTCGAGCGCCTCTGGGAGTTGAACGGTCTGAACTATGACCTGATGCCGACTATTGTAGCTGGTGATGTGGCTCCACACGACTTACGTGAGATTGCAGCATTCCTACGCAACTTGAATGGAGCCGACATTAACGTAAGTGATCATCCAGAAGTTATTCAAGACCTTATGGATATTGCTGAATTGAAGTATGACCCAGAGTCAACGCAACAACCAAAAGAACAGGAAACTGAATAATGGCAACTTTAAATGATCGAGTCCTTGACTCTGGCTTAAGCGTCCTAGACACGGAAGCCAATAAGATCGTAGTGACCTCTCAGGAAGCTACAACATACACAGAAGCTAATGCAACATATGCTTTAGGTAACTCAACATCACTTTCTATCGCAGCACCTGCTGATCGTTCTGGTGGTGGTCGTGAAGTAACTGTAGCAGCTATCACAGATGGCTCAATTACAGGCACAGGTACAGCAACACATTATGCTATTGTAGATACAGTAAACTCACGTTTGCTTGCTACTAGCACTCTCAGCGCCTCTCAGTCAGTTACGAGTGGCAACACCTTTACTCTAGCCTCATTCACTATCGGTATTCCAGATCCTGCATAAAGGCTAAACAATGGCTGTTCTCAAAAATAGGGCAAAGATGTCCACCAGTACAACGGGTACTGGAACCATTACGCTTGGCAGTGCTGAGAGTGGCTATCAGACATTTGCTGATGCTGGTGTGGCAAACGCAGATGTAGTAAGGTACGTTATTGAGGATACGGGCGGTGCATTCGAGATAGGCACAGGCACCTATACAGCCACTGGCACCACCCTATCACGCACGGTAAGCGAAAGCAGCAATGCAGACGCAGCGATTAACCTTAGCGGTTCAGCTACTGTGTTTATCGGTGCTACGGCTGAGGATATTCCAGAGACTGATCTCTTTGCTCAAAACTATGACGGCACATCTACCAAGCCATCTGCAACTGGTACTAACACAATTGCTAT